CGTGGCTATTCACCCGATGCGCCCGCAGAACGTGTGCGCGATTGTCTATAAGCGTTGTCCGTTTAACGGAATCCCAACAGCTTGCTCCACATCGGCTACTGGTCTGTAATTAGTAGGTTGGTATCGGTGGCGGGGTCATTTCTGGCCCTGCCACTTCATCAGCTTATATTTTCTCATGCCAAAAAAAGTTATCTGGACATCCGCGCCAACTTCATGCGCTCCGTGTAATCCAAATCAGTTGCCGGGTCAGCAATATGACTGCAACTGGCCTTATGTAGGAGCAACCGGAGCTACAGGAGCCACGGGAATTGGCGCAAGCGGTGCTACTGGCCCTCAGGGTGCAACTGGCGTTGGCGAGAAAGGATCAACTGGTGCAACTGGTGAGATGGGCGCAACTGGAATAGGGATTAACGGATTAACGGGCGCGACTGGATCTACTGGAATTCAGGGTCCGACAGGAGCCACTGGACTTACTGGATCAACCGGAGCTACAGGACTAACGGGGGCTACAGGGGTTGGAATCCAAGGATCAACTGGAGCTACAGGGCTTACTGGCTCTACAGGACTAACAGGAGCGACAGGCTTGACTGGAGCAACCGGCTCAACAGGTCTTACTGGATCAACGGGTGCTACCGGAATACAAGGAGCAACAGGCATTGGATCTACAGGTGCTACCGGAATACAAGGCATTCAGGGAGCAACGGGTGCAACAGGGTTAGGAGCAACAGGCGCGACTGGATTGACTGGTGCTACCGGACTAACTGGACAATCTTCGACATTTTACAATTATCAAGCCGATTCAAATACGACATCTGGACTTCCAACAACAGGCCACTTGTATTGGAACAATCTAACTCAAATATCAGCGACAACGATTGTTCTTTCCCATATTGACGCACCTGGGAATGACATTGATATATTTTTCCCATTATTTAAGACTGGAGATACTTTTGTTATTCAGTCTCAAAGCAATTCAAATAATTTTCAAACTTGGAAAATTACAGCAACTCCAACTGTTGTATTGAATAGTTATGTATCAATTCCTTGTTCACTAGTTACATCTGGAGGCATAAGTCAGTTTGCAAATAATCATCAAATTTTGTTTGCCATTGTTACTTCTGGACTAACAGGTGCTACTGGATTGACTGGAGCAACTGGGCCTCAAGGCGCAACTGGTTCCACGGGATTAACCGGAGCCACTGGATTAACGGGGGCAACAGGAATCGGGGCGACTGGGGCCACTGGCGTTACAGGAGGACAGGGAGCAACTGGATTAACTGGGGCAACGGGGTCTGCCGCTGCAATTACTCCAGGAACAGTTGCAAATGCTATTGTAAGAGCAAGTGGAACCGGAAACAATGCGATTCAGGGAAGCGATATCGTCATTGATGACGCTACAATATCGACGCAAGCAAACGTTGCGATTACCAACCAGCATTCAGGGCAAACAAATTCCGCGTTGGTTCTCACGCCTAAAGGCACGGGGGCTTTCATTCTTGGGCCTAAACCAGACGGGACTGTAACCGGAGGAAACGCTAGGGGTGCTAGATCTGTTGATTTGCAGCTACAGCGCACCTCTGCTTCGCAAGTTGCTAGCGGAGATTATTCAATTATTGCTGGGGGGAGTGCTAATACTTGCTCGTCTTCTTATTCAGCTATTGCTGCCGGACAAGGCAATACAATATCTGCCAATCAAGGGTATAATTTTATTGGGGCTGGCAATTCAAATACAATTTCTACTGGGGTAGGCAGCGGAAACTCTGCAATTGCTGGTGGAAATTTTAATACAATAACATCGCAAGAAAATTTTATTGGAAGCGGAAGAAACAATTACATCACAGGCGGAGGTTCTGTAATCGCTGGAGGAAGTTCATACTGGAACACGTCTTACGGTAACAGAATTAACTCATGGAACAGCGGTATTCTTTCAGGCGGGGGAGCGTTAATAGATAGAAACGGATTGCAAGCTCAATCAAATGGGTCGTTTTCTGGGACGGCAAGCGGAGATTCGCAAAGAATTAGAGCTGTCCTCCGTTGCAAAACAACCACAAATACAGCAGCTCAAATGGCTTTGGATGGGGCGACCGAATATCTTGGCATTCCGTCAGGAAAAGTCATGTCCATGACGATTAATATCTCTGGCGTTAAGTCCGATGGGTCCGCCGTTGCTCATTACGTCCGTCAATATGCTGTAAAAAATGTTGCCGGAACATCCAGCCAAGTCTATGCGCCAGTGACTATTGGATCGGACAATGCCGCAGGAACATCTATATCGCTATCCGCCAACGACGCAGATGACACGTTGCGAGTCGCCGTTACCGGAGTTCTGAACGAAACATGGCGATGGGTCGCATCAGTTGACGCCGTCGAAATTGGCTACGGAACATAAAATTATGCTGAAAACATACGGAATCATATACGCTGACGGAACAAAGGAATTGCAATCTGTGCCTCTGGACGACGATGGCAATCCACGAATTGACGCGCTTAGACCTTATCCTCTTCCGGAGGATTGGGTTGATCCTAAAATTGTCGAGCTTGTTAAAATCGAGCAACCCGAAGAGGGCGAATGGGAGCCAGTGCTTGTTTGGTTCGAGGATCGTGTTGAACGCCAATGGAAACCTATTGAGGATTAAAAACTATGCCATCACCTGACAGACATTTCGCAACCGCCGCAATTTTTACGCAATCCACTGGGTTGACTCCGAATAGTGGCGATGCCTCGCTCTACATAAAAAGCGACAACAAAGCTTATATTAGAGACTCGACTGGCACAGAATCGGCGGTCTCTCCGACATCAGCAAACATTACCTCCGCTCTCGGCTACACTCCCGACAATCCAACGTCGCCACGCACGCCGACCGCGCACAAATCCACTCACGCCACAGGCGGCAGTGACCCGCTGACGGCTGCCGACATCGGCGCGGCGACCTCAGCACAGGGGGCCAAGGCCGATTCCGCTCTTCAGTCTCTAACCACTGGGCTCACTGGGGCCACTGCACTGAGCAACATCGTCCAAATAACGCAGGCTGGCTATAACGCAATCGGAACACCATCCACAACAACTCTCTACGTTATCGTCGGATAAATGATTTTAACTGATTCCAATACAGCTAGGGTAGGCGCAACGGCAGTCAACGCCATCGCGTCAATTGCAAACTCGCTGTATAATTTCCACGTCCTCGTAGCGACCACGATTTCGAGAGTCATCAGTGGCGCATTGGGGGTGGTAAAATCTGGTCCCGGCGATTTGACCCTCTCTGGCAACAACACGTTCACCGGCGGGCTTACCCTCCAAGGCACTGGCGCGATCAACCTCTCCCACTCCAACGCCGCCGGCACCGGCACGATCTTCCTCAAATACGCCTCGTCTTCGTTTGTCGCCAAGACCCTCGGCATCAGCGGAGGCATCGCGGTGGCCAATGCCATCAATATCGACTCCACCACGGGCCGGGAGTCCATCGTCAGCTCCGGCACCGGCGACAACTCCCTCACCGGCGGCATCACCATCACAGGAGCCGGAACCAACTCGATCGTCTTCGCCAACGAGCAATCCTCCGGCAACCTCACCGTCTCCGGCGTCATCAGCGGGGCGTCCTACAACAACCAAATCTCCCTTCGCGGAACGCAGGCGGGGAACGTCGGCTTCCTCAATGGCACAGTCACGTTGGGTTCCCTCACCCTTCTCGATAACAACGGCGCGACGAGCTGGACACTCAACACGGCAGGAAGCACTTGGGGGCAAACCCTTGTGCGGAACACGGGAAATTTGATTCTGGGAGTTCACAACGCCTTGGCCACCGGTGCCCGCGTTTCCTTCGACATCGCGACCTCGACCGGCGGGGTGGATCTCAACGGCTACAACCAATCGGTCGCTGGGATTACCTCCGTTACCCCGACCACTGGCAATGGGGGGAGAGTCGTTAATAATGGGTCGGTTGACGTGACCTTGACTTTAGGCAGCATGACCGCCAACAGGAGCTATACAGGCATCATCGCGGACGGACCAACCAACAAGCTCGCGCTCGTTATGAATAGCTCAACGCGAACCCAGACGCTCAACGGCACTCTAAGCTACACTGGCTCTACGTCCATAACAGCTGGAACGCTCATCAGGACGGTCGGTAATGCAACGGCGACTTTTACGCCGACAACCCTGTCGGTCTCTTTTGCAGTTGCCCCGAACGCAGGCGACACATTCCGTTTTTATGCAGGCACGACTGTTCAGACTTACGCCTCGGTGACGCTTGTCGGTGCCACTGGCCGGACGGCAACCTACAACTCCGCAAACTCCACCCTCACCATAGCATGAACATAGACCGCGACGACAACGGCTGGGCGTTCGACGAGTCCGAAAATTGGAAGCTCGTTCACAACGGGACCGAAGTGATTTTTTTTGAACGCACGGACAAATCTATCTCGACTCAGGACACGCTCTACGTCGGCACCGAGCAGGAATGCCGAGATGAGATTGCAAGGCTGGGGTTGCCTCTGCCAGACACTCAACAGGAGGAAGAAGCGCAATGAGCGTTGAAAACATAAATAAAACACTTGACATGGCAGCAAAACTTGCTGCGCCAATTGGTGTAATTATCATGCTTTGGCTTCAGAGCCAATTTGTAACTCGCATGGAATTTGTAAAGGCTAACGAAAAAACAGAATCTCGATTGACAAAAATTGAAGAAGTTTTAATACGAATGGAATCAAGTTCAGAAGTTGATCGGCGTCATGACAATTTGCTTGCAGATCACGAAAGCCGTATTAGAGTAATCGAAAAATCAATTGTATCAAAATGATGTGGGACATTCCAGCAACCATCACAGCAGTAACTCAACTGGTAAATAAATTTGTCCCTGATCGCGACGCGCAAATCAAGCTGCAAGCGGAGTTGCAGGCCAAGTTTGTTGAAATCGAGGCTCAGCAACTTCAAGCCCAGTCTGACACTAACAAGGTGGAAGCGGCTTCAAGTTCTGTCTTCGTAGCAGGGTGGAGGCCATTTATTGGGTGGGTGTGCGGGTCAGCACTTGCATGGTCTTATATTGTTCAACCTGTAGCGCAATGGGGTCTACTTATCGCAAAAATAGATACAAAACTTCCAGAAATTCCATCAGGAGACCTTTTCAATCTCACGCTCGCAATGCTTGGCATGGCGGGCTGGAGGACGTTGGATAAAATAAAAGCAGTAGCAACAAGTAAAATAAAATGATCAACAAACTCATCTCAATAGCGCAAGCAGAAATTGGCGTTAGAGAGATTGGCGGTAATAATCGTGGAGAGCGCATCAAACAATATCAATCAGCAACAGACCTTTCTCCTGCGCCATGGCCGTGGTGCGCGGCCTTTGTAGATTGGTGTATTCGTGAATGGTTAAAAGACAAAGAAGTTTTCAAGTGGCTTAACTTAAAAACTTCGACAGCCGAAGAGTGGAGGCCAAAAACAGCACTTGCTTATGGTTTGACTGCATGGGCAAAAAGTCGTCCAAACACAACAAGCATATTTGACGAAACAGCAAAAGCTGAATGCGGCGATATTGTAACATTTGACTTCTCGCACGTTGGATTTGTTTTATCAGATTGCAACGATTACATTATCACTATTGAAGGAAATACAAACGGCAAGGGAGAGCGTGATTCCGAATCAGGTGATGGTGTCTGGAAAAAAGTGAGAGCAAAGCATCTTGTAAAAAATCTAATCCGAATACATCCATACGGAAAATAATGGCAAACATTACCCATAAGTGGAAAAAAGTTTTGGCAATTTCATGTAGCCACGCCAAGCACTGCGACAAGGAAGCTCTTGATGCTGTCCTTAAATTTCAATCAAATTTCAAGCCAAATACTACAATTCATCTCGGTGACTTTGTTGACTTGACCTCTCTAATGAGCAATGCAAAGGGATCAAGCGAAGCGGAGCCACTGATCCCAGACATTGACACTGGCCTAATGCACTTAAAAATGCTAAAAGCAAATGTTGTCTTGTGTGGGAATCACGAAGATCGTGCATGGAGGCTGAGGTCACACAACAATGCCGTTGTAGCTCATGCTGCACATAAGATAGTTGAGGCAATCGAGGAATGCTGTAAGAAATTACGTGCACCACTGATCCCGTGGGATGGTGTATGGCAGATGTTTGACCTTGCTGATATTGGATTCCAGCATGGCGTTCTTTTCAACGAGATGGCGGCAAGAGATACTGCCGAAGCGTTCTGCAACAGCACAAGGCGTAAGGTTGTATTCGGCCACACGCACAAGATTTCAATGCAGTCTGGTCGCAATCTTGTTGGAGGAACTGGATATAATATCGGTTCTCTGACAAAACGCTCATCAATGGACTACGCAAAAGGACGCAGGGCTACATTAGCATGGCAAAATGGTTTTCTTTGGGGCGAGTATTGCGAAGAATTAAAGCAATCCAGCATCCACATTACAAGCCGCGAGCAAGGTCAGCAATGGCGACTTCCATGACACCAAACGATTTTCTTAAAGTAATTCAAGACACTATTTGTCCAACATACACTACCGCTCCAGATGGTTGGTATTGTGTAAAGGATTTAATGAACATTTGGAATTACAAAAAAGCCAATGTTCAAAGGAAGATAAATGCAGGAATTAAGGTTGGCATTGTTGAATCAAAGGATTTTTTAATAAAAAAGCCAAAAGGGGCTAGGAAGGTTAGATATTATTTCTTCCATGACGAAAAAAAACGTAAAAGTAAGAATTAACGGTAAATTGTGGACGATTCGATTTGGGATGCCTGGCAAAACCGAAGGTGTCACTGATGACGGATGCTGCGATTACGATAAACGCATTATTACAATCAACCCGAACTCGCAAAGCAATCTTCTTAATGTTTTGTCGCATGAATTGATCCATGCAAGATTGTCAGACCTTCAAGAAGAAACGGTAGAAGAACTCGGGAACTTGATTGACGAAGTTTATTGGAAGATGGTAAAACTTTCTTTTGACAAAAACAAACAACAAACCTAAAAACAAAAACTATGTCTTGCGGATGCTCTTCTAACTCATTTTCAGCTTGCCCTGAAGTTCCATATCCTTCAATTTCGCCAGAATCAGTTCCATCGTTGATTGATAATTTGGTATATGCTCTTTACGGAACTATTGAAAAATCGGTTTCTTCTGGAAGGGTAATTTGGAATATACCCTGCGATCCTAACAACACAGCCGAAGTCCCAACCATTCCACGCGAAGAAGGCGAAGGACTGTTGTGCTATATAATTCGTTGTTTTGATGCTTTTGTTAGCGGTGGAATTAATTTCAATCAAAACACAAATTATCTTGTTACAAACACTCTAACTGCTCGTAATCTCGCAACCCGCGGTGGCGATATAATCAATGTTAAGGATTTTGGCGCAGTCGGCGATGGCACTGCTGATGATACTTTAGCAATTCAAGCCGCAATCACCGCCGCTACTGTTGGTGCTGCTATTTATTTTCCTAAGGGACTGTATAAGGCATCAAGAGTTCAAATTACTAAAAGCATTACTATTTTTGGTGATGGAATTGATGTTACTCAATGGGTATATGGATTAAATACTGGCGCAACAGCAGGAGCTGAGTCATCGGATGCTTATTTTGTTGTTTCTGGGCAAAATACTAATTTTGATATTAGTAACGGAACAATAATTGATAAGTTTGGATTAAGATATGTTGGACAAGGTGTAATTACAACTGCAATTGGTTGCTCTAATGCTTACTCAACAGATTTTACGACATTTCCCAATAAAGTAAAAGTATTTAATGTTAAATTTATAGATTTTTGGGATGGTATTTGGCTTAACACAAAGAATTTAATTGTTGAGAATTGCGAATTTATTCTTACATATGGTAAAGCAAGTATTGGACAGCCAAATGCTATTGGATCAACTATTGACTCACATCCCAATTGTTCAATTTTAGCAGTATGCGGTTCTTCAATTATTAAAAATAACAAATACGACGGATTGTCGGATTATTCGTTTTCAAATGCAAATACAGGGTATTTACCATACAGAGTAGGCGGAGATGGATTTGTATTTATTCAATTTCGAGATTGGGCGTTTAATGCTTGGAATGTAAATTTTGATGGCAAGCATGAATGTTCAAGTAATGTTATTGTTAATCATTATATTGAAGGAATACAATATAATTCTGGGGCAGTTACAATAAGTGACCTAATAAATAGTTCTTTAGTTGTTTCAAATAATTCCATTCGTCCAATACAAAATTATTTTGTTAATGGATGGACATATATGCCATGTATTGCAATTCAAAATATAAAACTAAACTGCAAAGTTGTTTCAAATTATATTGAAAATACGGCAATCGGAATAAATGTAACAAAAACATCTACTCAATCAAATGTTTATGGAAACATAGAAGTTTGTAATAATGTATTAAATGGAGTTATTACTGGAATAAATGCAATAAATCTTTCAGAAAAAGACATTATATCAAATAATACTGTTTTTTGTCAAAGCAGGCCAATCAAAGATGCGTCAAGCTATGTAAGGTCTCAGGGATTCGATTTAAATGGTGCTACAAATAGTTTTAGCCAATTAAAAGCATTTGATATATGGAATTGCAATCCTCTATTTACAAACAATACTTGTTTTGCTGAATATCAATTTGATGTAACGACAACTCTTTCATCTCAAGCATCTAATGTTTTAACGCTTGCAAACGCAACTGGAATTCAAAATTCTGGATGGGCAATTTTAATTAAATATCAAAACAAATCAAGGTTTCTTCCTGTAACAAATGTATCTGGAAACAATGTAACTGTTGATTCTGCATATTTGTCTGGAACAACATTCCCTAATGGCAGTATTGTTTATGCTTCAAAAAATCTTGGACCATATTGGGGGGCAATAAATATCGTAAATCAAGGATCTGTAATACCAAATCTAAATCAAGTATTTTACAACACAACAATCAACGGTTTTTTATCAGACATCTCTTCAACTGATGTTAATGGAAGCGGAAATTCTGCAACACTTGTAAATACAACAGCTATCAATGTATATCAAAAAACATCTGACTTTTATGGACCATTTTACAAGGATGCTGGATTTTATTACAAAAATTAAATATAGAAATTAAACTAATGAAATACCTTTTAGCCATCACAATTCTCGCTCTTTCTGGATGTGCATTACCTCCAGCCCCAGAGCCTGAGTTTTCGGGAAGGTATAAAAACGCTTGCTTGCCGGAAGCAATAGCAATGACGCAAGCCCTCAAGAAAAGCGATATACAGGCCCGCGTATTGCGAATTAGCACTAAAGATTGGGGGCACGCAGTCTGCGTTTATCTTTATCCAACTGGCGCGAATCGTCTCTACGTATGGGATAGTTACTGGAAAAGCGTAAATCTTCGCGCATGGTTTGACAATCCTGTAAGTATTGCTAATGCTTGGCTTAAATACGCTCATCCAGACGCTCAACTTATCAACGCATCATTTCTTGACTAACTATGCCATACACAAATAAAAAAGCTAACTTGCCAGAAGGATTTCACGATCTTGGCGAAGAAATCAAACCTATTCCAATGGGAGCAACGGCATCAGAAACTCATTCTGTTCACTATCCTTCTCTTTACTTTGAGAACGCCGAAGCATTGAGCAAACTTCCAAAAGAAGGAACTGCCGTGATTCACTTCAAGAAAATCATGGAAAAGAAAGAAACTACCATGCGTGACGGAAAAGAAATCAAACGTCATTGCGTGGAACTTCAGATAAACGGAATCAAGCCAGAAGGAGCATCTGAAATGATTTCTACCGCCGAAAAAGAAGAAGATGATGAAGATGCAATTGAAATTGGCTTGAAGGCTGCTGAAGGCGAATCAACCGAAGAAGACGAAGATTAAAATTTATGGCACAAGATAAAAATATGCCTCCGACAGAGGTTCCTACTCCAAAAACAGAAGCGATGCCTGGTGAAATGGCCGCGCCAACTCCCGATGCTGCCACGCCTACCGGTGGGCAAGTTATGGTTCAAATGCCATCCGATGCTTTTGATTCTATATACACTCTTGTCACTCAACTGGCATCTGGTCTCGAAGCATTGAAGGCTGATGTTGACGCGCAGAAAGGTGGCTCTGCCGCTCCTACATCGCCATCTGAAGCTCCTGCATCATCTGAAGATGAGGAGTTCCTTAAATCTCTTGCACAAGAAGGCTCGATGCGATAATTTCGCGCCATGTTTGTTTCTCAGATTTTCGATGAATGCGCTGAAATTTTAGGGACTACCGACGAGAAAAAGATATTCCGTAAAATTTCGCAAGCAGTAGCTGCGTTGATGGAGTCCGGTCATTGGACTCACTCTGTTGCTGATGTCGATGTATGCACCGGATGGGATAAGTGCTCCATCACGCTTCCTAGAGGAATTGAAGTCCCGCTTGCGGTTAATGTTGATGGAAGCCCAACGTATTTTCGCAATCGACTTTTCCAATATCATGTAAATAAAGGCGGAATGTTTAATTCTGTTGAGTGGGCATGGGATGATCGCGGTTACTCTGCAACACTCATGGACATTATTCAACCATCCCAACTTGTTGCTGTTGCTGAGATGGAGAATGATGTTGGCAAAACAATTCGCGTTCTTGGGACGGATGAAAACAATCGAACAATTCGATCTCAACTTGCCAACGGAACTGGAGTAGACGGCCTAATTGTTCCAATCCATTCTCAAAGTGACTTTGCTTATGGAACGATTACCCCAGATGATGCAACAATAAAGACTCGCAGTGTTGCTATAACGCCAATCAATCTCTTTACAAGCACCACAGCGCATGGTCTAAAATCTGGTCAAGGCGGGAGCGTTACAGCCACAACTGGCACAATTCCGGTGTCTCTAGAGAATGGCCAGACATACTACATTGGCGTAATTGACGCATATACTGTCCAGCTATTCAATGATCCGCTGAATGCTCAGGCATTGGAGTATCCAATCAATCTCCAAAGCATCATTGGCGCAGGCAACTTGCAATTCAAAGACAGCCGAGACGCTCAAGTTGTCACAGCACTCCAGCTTGCTTCTGCTCCAGAATTTACCCTTGACACTGGAAATGAAATTACATTCCCAACTGGACAATCGCTTCCATCCCCTCTTAGCTCTGATAACACGTATTATGCAAATGCTGCTGATTCAACGCATTTGACTGTTTTTGGAAGCTCAGATGATGCTCAAAAGAATATCAATCCAATCTACACGACTGGAACAACATCTTCTCTTAATGTAGATATTCGCAAAAAGATTGATCCACAGACAACGCTGACATTCCCTGTTCGGCATTACTACAACGATGGTGACCAAGTTCAAGCATATACCGCATCAGGCAATCTTCCTCAGCCATTGATTGCCAATCAAAACTACTACGTCAATGTTATTGACCAATTCACAATATCACTGCACCAAAGCTATGCTGATGCGGCTGCATCTGACCCAGTAAATCTTGTAAATCCTATTGTTCTCAAAGATTCTGGAAGTGGAACAAATTCTATTGTTAAGCTAATTCAAGCTAGTGTTACCACTGGAATAACATCGCAAATCACTGCGCCAACACTTAACATTCCCCCGCCATCTGGATCTGGAGCGCAATTTCAAGCAGTCACAGTTGGAGGCGTTGTAAGTGTATCTGTTAATAGCGGCGGAACTGGTTATTCTGTTGCTCCAAGTGTAACATTTTCTGACCCTCCAGCACAGCCTGCCGGAAGCACAATTGAGGTATCTACGGCAACCGGATACGCAATTATTGTATCTGGGTCTATAAATCAAATTGTTATTACAAACGCTGGGATGGGATATTCATCTCCGCCAACCATTTCACTCAGCAGCAATGGCACTGGAGCGGCCCCATCATTTACTACTAAAATTCAAACCTCTTTTATTTCTGGATTTACAAAAATAAATGGAGGATATGGATATAACGATCCTCCGCAAGTTAAAATTAGCGGAGGGGGTGGATCTAGCGCGACGGCAGTAGCAAAAATAAACAACTCTATTTTTAGTATATCTGGAATTACTGTTTCAGCTGGTGTTGCTACTGCTACAACTACAACAAACCACGGATATTCACCTGCTCAGGTTGTTATTATTTCAGGTGCAACTGGATCAAATGCGAGTTCATACAATGGTCAGAGAACAATTATTGCTGTAACTCCAAACACATTTACATTCAACGTAAGCCCAGCAACAACGATAAACGCATCAGGTTCAAGTATTCAGGTATATTCTGGAGAGGTTATTGAGATAACTTCTGTCACAAATGGAACTGGATATACTTCCGTCCCATCAGTATCTGTCACTCCTTCAACTGGTGTATTTGTTGCATTTACTTCAACTGGAGTATTACCATCTCCTCTTGTTGCTGGAACCGCATATCGAGCGGAAATCCCATTAACTACATCTTCTGGAAATTTCACGGTAAAAAATACTGATTTTAGCGATGTCAACATTTCGTCTTCTGGAACTGGAACATTATATGTTTCACTGTCTCGGCCATTCAGCGTGACATTTAATAATAGGTGGTTTGGAGATTTCACCAACCTTGCAACTGGCCAACAAATTTACTGGGGAACGGATTATTTGCTGCCAAATACAAATCCAGCAATTGATAATGGAGTAACGTCATTTTATCTGAACAAAATCAATAATTCAACGGCCAAGATTTACAATACACTTTCAAATGCGAATGCAGGTGGGACTACTGGTCTTGTTGTGGTCAATTCGTTTGGTTCTGGTCAGTCATATTACGCTTTGAGGAAATCATTTCAATCTCTTCCTTATGGAGACTCGATAATCCCAAGCACTATTGAGTATTTAAGCGAAGATGAAGTTGTTCGATTCTCTACAACAAACACACTACCATCCCCTCTTGTTGCAAACACTGATTATACAATCAAATTGTCAGGAAACTCGTTCAAGGTTTATCTTGGATCAACGCTTCAATCATTAACAACTCCAGGAAGCGGGCAATTAAAACTTGACATTATTCGCAATTTTTCCGTATCGCCATCAACAAGTATTGAGGCTGATCAATCTCAGTTAAATACCGGAGATGCCGTTGTTCCTCGCGCAAAAGAAGGTGACGTTCTTCCAACTGGGCTGATTTCTGGAACAACATATTATTCTCGCAGGATTGATAACAATACTTTTGAGCTTTACGACACAAAATCTCACGCAACCAATACATCTTCTACAACAGGGAGAAAAACATATACAACAACTGGAGAAACAGTTGATTCAACATTCTATGTGGATTCAGTTACGTTACCAGTTTTTGTAAAATCTGTTTATCAAATCGACAAACCACTTACTGAAGGATACGTTTCTCTCTACGCTTACGATTACGGGCGCAGTAATGACATGACGTTGATTGGCCAGTATCACCCATCCGAAGTGAACCCTCAGTATCGCAAAATTCGCATTGGCAAGCCGTGTGCATGGGCAAGAATTTCCTACCGAATCCAAACTCCCAACGTAACAAGCACATACGATTTCATCCCTCTTGAACAAGAACGGGCAATTATTGCCGCTGTTCATGCGGTTGACTTGGAAGATAAAGATTTCGCTGATCAAGCTGCACGGTATTGGCAGATTGCACTTGCTTATCTAAAAAATCAGCAGGAAAGCATTGACGGTCATGCAATGGCAGTTCCACAGATAAATAATGTCTGCTATGGTGACGAGTCTGATCCTGTAATGTTTTAATGAAAAGCGCACAGATAACTTCTGGCAGAGAAAGCAAAACCGCATCTGGATGGATTCTTGGGGTCAACTCTGTTCGTAATCCGTGGGCATTGCCAGACAATCAAATTAAATGGGGAGTAAATGTTGCCGTCCGTGGTGGCGTTGTTCAGACAAGGCCAGGCAACTCCATGCGGCTTTCATTGCCCCCTGGCAACTTCCAAGGTGGAATCTTGTTTGCATCAAACAAGCAATCCAACGCATCTGATACGATTGTTCAAAATGGCGTAACAAAGATAATCCCAGCCAAGATTTTCAATCCAGATGGGACAAGTGTTGTGGCTGATGAATTGCCTTATGTTGTTTTTGCTGTTAATGGCAATGTTTATTATTCTCCATTTCCATTGGCTCAACCTAAGAATTGGGAAGATTATCGTTTGAAGAATATCAGGCTTGATCCATCTGTTGATCAATTTGTTTTTACTCTAGCAACTAAAACCGCTCAGGTTTCGACTGGCGGAGATGTTACCGTAACGCCATCGCATCGAATCGTTGTTATTCAAGACGGCGTATCTTCGCCTGCTTACTGGGATGGCTCAAATACAACTGGAGTCCAATCGGATTCAATTCCAATTGGATACTGGATGGCATTCAGCGGAAATCGGCTTTGGATTGCATCTAAAAACATCGTCCTTGCATCGGATATTGGTGATCCAACATCGTTTACAGAAAGGTTGACCGGAACAGGACGGGGGGACTTTGCATTTGCTCGCGTTGTCACCGGAATGACAAATTACATCGGTCAGAACAACGAAACAAAGTTAATCGTCTTCACAGATCGTGCGACATATTCTCTCTCTAGTGGAATTTATGATCGAACATTGTGGACAAGCACTCCCAACTTTCAGACTACGCTTTATCCAACTATCGGATGTGTTGCTGGAAAATCAATCTCATTCCAAGCTGGTCAAATCTGGTGGTATTCTCAAGGCGGATTGATTAGTTCTGACGTTGCCGCATCAGCTTATATTACTTCGCAATCGCTCTATCGCGATGTCGAGATGGCAAGAGTAAAGTCATATATGGCTGGAGATACATCTAAGATATGCGCGATGTCGTTTGAGAACTATCTTTTGTATTCCATCCCGTATCTGGAACCATGCAATTCAGCAACCATGGTTCTTGATTACGCAGCGGCCTCTGAGTGGTCTCAAAATAAGTTTCCTGCATGGTGCGGCGTCTGGACAGGGACAAGGCCCGTAGAATGGATTTCTGGCGTAATAAATGGCACCCCCCGCTGTTTTCACTTCTCGGTTGACTATGCGGCAACAAATGATGGTTCATACAATCATCTTTGGGAATCGTTCATGCCAAATCGAGTTGATACTTATTTTGACATTGATGTTGACGGAAATGTTATAGAAAAAGTAAATAGAATTTACTGTCAGATGGAAACTGGGCTGCTTGGAGATGCTGTTGATTACAAGCAATTCGCTTATGGTGAAATTGAGGCTTGCGAAATTGGAGGAACGGTTGACGTAAAGGTTGCTTATCGAGGGTCAAAGGGATCTTATCAAAATATCCTTGAAACGCGATTGCTAGCAGTCACAAATGATTATCAATTGGTGAATAGTGATTTGGCTGACGATATTGCAAAACTTGGGTTTCTTAATACTCAATATCGCAGACTTGTTACTGAAAATTCACAGCGCAGAGCATCGACCGTAAGTTGCGAGTCGAACTTAACCAATGACATTGACAAGGCATTTTCGCTTCTTGTTGAATGGTGTGGAGAGTTTGGAGTTGAAGCTGTCAGGATATTCCTTGATCCATGGAGCGAAAGAAGCACAGGAGTTCCGCAGGCTCCAGAAACAAAATCATGTATCGTTTCGCAAGATGGAGAAAATCTTTCTGTTGATCTTCTGCCGAGCCCGTATGAACAGGCCGACACAACGCAAAAGTCATGGTGGGCAAAAGAATTTAGAACAGTAACAGTTCAATGCACAAGCAATCCAAGTAAATCTATTTCTGCAACTGCATCTGCAAGTTTCTTGTCAAGCATATCGCAAATTGATGCTAAAAATCAAGCTGGCATTCTTGCTCAAAATGCAGCAAACTCGGCAGCGCAACAATATCTTGCACAAAATCCCTGCTAATATGCCATCTATTTCCACAGCATCTCAACAGATAAGCGACTTCCCATTTCGGTATATCGTGCCATTCAAAGATGATCCAGTTGTTCCATTATACTCATCTGTTCCATTATTTTCTCCTCAATCTGGATGTTTGCCATGCGCTGCTTGTGGAAATTTTGCAACACGAAAGAAAATCATTGCACAGCAGGCAAATCGGTTTAAGGATTATGTTCCAAACGAGATTTCTGGATATAATCCAAAAGTTGGATTTAACTAATAAATATGAAAACACGAATAGATTACAAACTTATACCTAAAGACTCATTTGAATTTGGAAATTTACAAGACTTTGCTGAATCGTTTGACCACAAAATTACGGAACATCCTAACATCAATGTTTATGCTCATTATCGGAATGGCGAGTTGTTTGGCTATTCTGACCATGTTTTTCTTCCTGTTGTCTATCCAGCTTTTCACCCAAAATACACAAGACCGCAAGATGTTATCCAAGTGATGAGTGATTGGAGGGCGCACGCTCAACTTTCTGGCGGGATTGGGTATATTGGAGTTCCTCTTGTTAATGACAGACCTAACTTTAGTAATGAAGTTATGACTAAATTAGGATTGACAAAGATGGATAGGGAAATTTATTCTTACAATTCATTGACTTAAAATGGGTGGAGCAAAAACAGTAAACGCACAACAATATATCTCAAAGCGCGATCCATCGCGTGATATTGCTATTGCGATGATGATGCAGCAAGCTCAACAGCAGCAATTAGCAAATCAAGCTGAGATGTTAAAGCAATATGCTGGACTTACACCCGAAATGCAAACTTACGATCCATCTGCTGTTTCACGAAGGGCAGCAGAACTTGGGACGCAAAACATTTTAAGGCAAAGAGAATTAGATCGCCTTACAAGTCCAGAAGCAGCTGCAATGCGCCTTGCTCAATCTAAAGAGATGGATCGGTTGACAAGTCCAGAAACAAGCAATGCGTATATGAGAGAGTATATGCGGACTCAAGGCTTGCCATCGCAATATGAGACTGGTCTTGGCGATTCCACGATTGGACGTGCTGCCATGTATGATAGAGCATTGCAAGCAAAAAAAGCATACGAAGATAGCTTGGCATTGCAACGGCAAGCTTATCTTGCAAAGACAGCAGAGCCAGTTGGCGGAATATCACCAGAATCGTCAATCTCAGCTCAGTTAGCTGCACAATCGCAAAATATTGCAGCGCAAGAAGCATATAAACAAGGAATGTTGGGTGCTATTGGTGGATATGGACAATCAGCAGCGGACTCGGCAATGCAGCAATTTAGGAACCTTGCAGGAGTTCAACAAGCTCAACAACAATCTCAGCAAGAATATAATCAAGCCATGCTTGATTCTGCTCAGCAAAATGCTGCATCTAAAAATTCAGCAACCGCATCGTTAATTGGAGCGGTTGGGAAATTGGCTGGATCAGGAATGTCTGTTGCTGGCCAAAAATTTGTGCGATTACCTGAAAGGACTTCTTAAAATGGGTGGAGCAAAAACAGTTGACGCTAAAAAATACTTACAGAGGCCTGACGATAGTCAAATGTTTTCTATTTTAGCTCAAAAGCAAGGAATTGGGAATCAGTATTTACAGAATCAAGCAGATTTGATCAAGGCTCAATCTCAATTTGTCCCGCAAACTCAGACGTTTGACACATCAAGACTTTCAAAAGAAGCAGCAGAACTTGGCATTGAAAACAAAATCCGTTCTCGTGAGATTGAAGAATTAACCGATCCAGAAGCAGCAAGAATGCGGCATGAAATGGGAAGTCGCGTTGCAGAGCTTACTAACATGGCAGCAACTCAAAATGCCATGAATGATTGGGCTAAAAAGCAAGGCATTACTTCTGGATTTACTGGTCTTGGTCAGGGAACGATTGGCAGATCAGCAATCTATGATGCTTCAACAGAAGCTGGTAGGCAGGCAAGACTTCGTAATCTTGCATTGCAACAAGGTTATCTCGCTCAGACTCCAGCCCCAGTAGGCGGTCTTGATCCAGCATCAGCAATTCAAGCTGAAATGGCAGCAAGGGCAGCAAATCTTCAAGCAATGCAAAGATATCAACAAAACGTGCTTGCAAGTTCTCAAGGGTTGCAACAATCCACAACTGACTGGATCAATCAAAATCTTGGAGAATTGCAACAAGCTAATAATGTTGCTCAACAAAACAAACAAAATTACGAACAAGCAATGTATAACAATGCTGTTCAAAATGCAGCATCGCAAAATGCAATTTCTAGCGCATATTTAAGCGCAGGAGGAAGTATCATTGGGGCTGGATTAGGCGCAATGCTTGGAGGCCCATCAAGGGGAGGTAATCTTGGATAATAAGCTTTTATATTTTAATTTGACATATCAAGCCATTATTATCATTTTACATAAAATATAAAACTAACCTAAACAATTTAATTATATGGGCGGAAGAGGCGGAAAATCTAAACCACAACAAAAATCACAAGATACGGCTAAACAGGATCCGATTATTCCGTTTATGGCTCAAATGCAAACGCAGCAAGCAGCTCAAGCAAGGGCCGCTCAAGAAGCCCAGCGCCAAGCACTGATTGAATCTCAAAAACAATCTGCTTCATCCGCCGCTCAACAGGGGCAGCTCGGGGCTCAACAGTCGCTCGCTCAAGCTGGTATCATGCAACAAGCCCGCGATATTGCTGCAAAAGAAGCTCAACAAAAAGCTTATGGATCAATGGGGCAATCTGCCGTTGGAGATGGATTTGACATCAACCAAGCTAAACAACAGCAAGCTGCAAATATCGCTGGAACCGGAAGTGTCCCGACTTTGGCAAAATTGCCATTTTATGGATATGGCCAAAATCAAGATTCTGGAGCTACTGGAAAATATGCAAATATGTTCAATCTCCCTAAAATGTCAGGATTAACATTCGGAGGTGCATAATATGGGTGGAAGTCGCAAGCAATCCAAAAAAGAATCGTATCAAGAACAGCCTGTTCAACAAAAAAGCATTGATCCTGTTGTGTCAATGATGATGATGCAACAGCAATCGCAAGCAAACCTTGCGGCCCAGCAGGCCAGGCAAGCCGAAGAAGCAAGGCAGCAAGCATTGATTGAACAGCAAAAGCAGGCTGGACTTGCTGCAGCGCAACAGGGAGAGGCCGCTGCTAGGCAACAGCTCGGCCAATATGCAACTCAACAGCAAGCAGCAGATCAATCGTCTCTTCTATCATCTCAACAAGCGCAATCTGCAACTGGTGCAAAAAATGTTGGAGGTTCCGTTCAAATTCCTTCGCAAGCTCAAAAGATAGCCAACCTTGGAATGGGCGCAGGAGCGGCGATTGCTGCAAACATGGGAGCCGGCGGAACTGGACAGGCTCAAAATCAATTCAAACTGCCATCTGCTTCTGGCATTCAATTCGGAGGATCGTAATGGCAGATTATTCCATCAATCCACAATTCGCTAACCTTACTGGCTTGCAACCGCTGCAAGCACTCGATGTAACCCGTGGAGGCGCATTGCAATTTCAACCATTGCAGCAAATCCAAGTTGTATCTTCACGGCCTGAGCTTGTGGCGCAAGGGATTGCTGGTGCAATTCAAGGTATTGGTCAAGGTGCGTTGAGTGGAATTACTGCGAAATGGCAGAAAGAAGAAGACCTTTCTAAAGAGCAACGCAAGTATGCACATGAATTGGAACTTGCTGGAGCTAAGAAAAAATCTGAAGACCTCGATTTTGCACAAAAAGAACTTCTTAAGTTCGATATTGCTCATAGCGGAGATGCTGATTATAAAGAAAGAAGGAAGCAAGTTGAAGAGGCATTAACTGGAAGAGTTTCTGCTGTTTTGCCACAAAAAGAACCATCTGTATCAGTTAAGCAATCGCAAGAAGAAGCTGATAAAGAATATGGAACTCAGCAAGACCCAATGTATCAAGCGGCATTAAAAGAAGCTCAAGCAGTTGATGCTGGGGTTAAATTGCCAGAACTTATTTCTGAAGTTCCAGTAAAACCAGAGATTGCATCTGCATCACTTGCTGATGTTAAACCTGTAAGTGAAGAAAAAGCAACTGCTGCTCCAGCACTTGCCGAAATGAAACCTCCAACAGAGCAACCGAAAGATCAACCTCAAGTAGATCAGTCAAAAAATCAACCTCCTAAGGTTGATATGATTCCGCTTCCGCAACCAGAGTATCCGGCGGGAGCATTCCGTTCACGGGAATTAGCTGAACAAGCAAGAAAATCAATTGAAACAAATGATCATTGGGATTTTAAAATTTCTGATAAACCAGATTTAAAAGGATATTTCTATATTGAACCTATATCTAAATTTGAAACTGTAACTGATAAACAAAGGCAAGCAAGAGATGATTGGTATAAACAAAAAGACCTTGAATTAAAACAACAGAAAGCAGAGCAAGATGCTCAAAAAACATCTCAAGAAATGCAAATTCGTCAACAAAAAGTTAAAGACGAAAATAAAGTTCTTGCTGAACATGTTGAAACAGCAGCTACATCATTAAGGGAACTTAATGACATAATTTCAAGAATTCAAAAGAATCCTTGGTCTGTCGGGAAAATAAGTGGAATTATTGCTGCGTGGCCATTTTCTACAGATGCTTACACAATAAGAAAAAGGTTAGATACAATTAAATCTAATGTAATTATTAATGCTTTAAATTCTATGAGACAATCATCTCCAACCGGTGCTGCTGTTGGGAATGTTACTGAAAAGGAAAATGAGATGTTTGCAGCAACTGAAGGTCCAATTGATCCATCATTAGAAGCGAAAGATATATTGCCAGTTTTGAGAGAAATTAAACGCAAACGGCTTGAAATATACAACGATTCTATTGAGAAACTTAAAGCAAATAATCCAGAATATACACCTCCTACAATTACATATCCTAAAAAACAAAATAAAAAACAAGAAACATCACAAGTTGAAAAAGTAAGCGTTGTTTCTCCGGATGGGAAAGTTGGTAAAATTCCTAAATCACAACTTGAAGAAGCTCTTTCTAAAGGATACAAACTTCAATAAAATATATGGCAATTGATTTTGTTCCAGAGGAAGATGTAAAGCCAAAAGATATTGAATTTACTCCAGAAAATGACACTGAACCAACTTCTGAAGTAAAAGAGACTCCATTTCTTGTAGAGTCTAAAAATAAATTACAATATCCTATTCAAATAAATCCAGAGCTTTATGCTCCTATTCTTCGTGGACTTGCCCCAACAGCATCGCAAGCTGGAGCCGGAATTGCTATAGGAACAGCTCTTGCTCCATTTACAGGAGGAGTAAGTATTCCTGTTGCTGCTGGAGGTGGAGTTCTTGCTGGTCAACTTGCTGACCTTACAATCAATCTTGTTAATTCTAATTTTGGAACACATTACACAAACACTAAAGATGCTGTAACTCATGTTCTTGATAAGATCGGCGTTCCAGAATCAAGATCATCCGCTCAAAGGATTACTGAAGCAGTAACTGAAGGTGCCGCTCAAATGTATGGCGGAGCAAAAGGACTAGGGGCATTGTCAAAAGCTATAAAGCCTGAAATTATCCTTCCAATGAAGGAAAGATTTGCTGCTGAAGTTGCTCAAAAATTTACAAAATTGATGGGTGAAAGACCAGTTGAACAAGCTGTCGTTGGTGGACTTGTTGGAGGTGCTGGAGAGATTGCAAAAGAATCTGGAGTTGGGCCTACTGGTCAACTGTTGACTCAATTAGCAGTAGGAACTGCAACCCCATTTGCAATTTCAACTGGAAAGGGTGCGCTTTCACTACTTCCAAGAACAGCAGCGCAAAAAGCAGAGCAAGCAGAACAACTCGCTTCTGGGGCATATCAGAAAATGGTTTCTGATAAAAAACAAGCATTGGATGACTTGGCTCGTTCTCAAGAAGTAAGTGATTCTGAAGTTAAAATGATGACCGGCGACATTACTGGCGATCCTGGTCTTCTTGCTATGCAAGATATGCTTGAACGTGAATCGAATGTTCTTGCAAGTAGAAAAGCAGCAAACATTGCTGGGATGTCTAAGAAAGTTAGTGAAGCGTTGCCAGAAACCAATATATCTCCAGAAGAAACGCAGCAATACTTCAAGTCTGCAATTGACAACATTGTTCAACAAACAGAGAAGAATAAACAATCTGCAATTGCTCAAGGAGAGACTGAGGCAGCTAAACTTATTGAAGATGCTGGGATAAAGGCCGCAGAAATCAAAGCAAAAGCTGATCAAGGCGTTCTTACTGCTCAAGACGCATTTGAAGAAATAAAAAACAAATATCAAGATTTATTTACTGATCTTTCTTCATTGAAAGAATCAACTGTTAAAGACAAGTTGAGTGAAAATGCTTTTGAAGTTATAAAAAGGCAGAGAGATCGTGAAAAAGTTTATATCAATCAACTCTATAAGGACGCTGAAAAAGAAGTTCCTAAATTCTATCAAAAAAATACTGTAGATGCAAAAGCTGGATTAGTTAAAGAATTTGGAGAAGAAAGGCGACTTCCTACTGAGGTTCAGAAGATTCTTGGAGAAGTTCAAGATGTAAAAGGAAACATAAAATTGAGATCATTGTCTCAATTGCGAGCAGATATTAAAGCTATCAATTCAGAGATTCGTGCGGCTCAGTCAAGCGCATCTAGACAAGCTGAAGTTCCTGCTTTGATAAAATTTAAGGATGCCTTGAATAAAGATATTGAATCGCTTGAAGGAGTAAGCGAAAATCTTAAAAAAGCAAATAGAGCATATTACGAATACGCTCAAAGGTTCAAAGAAGGCGCATCCAGCGAAGCATTCCACCCTAAAGCATTGTCATCTAAAACGCTTGATCAATTTATCAAGAAAAGTGAAGCGTCCGCTTCTCCAGAAGAAATTCAAAGATTGCGAGATGCTATAATTGGGAAAAAAGACATTCCTAATATGACTCCAGAACAAGTTGCCGCTGCTGATGCTGATCGAGCAAGCGCAATTAACAATGTTTCTGATTGGGTTTTAAGCAAAATGTCTGGAGAGGTTAAGGGAACTAAAACATCTCAATCCATAGAAAATTGGTTGCAAACAAAGGGCAATCGAATTTTTGAAGTATTCCCAGAAGCAAGGAAGCGGGTATTAGATATTCAAGAGCAATTCAAATCTCTTGAAGAACAAGTTAATGCGTCTAAAAAAGCGATACAAGAATCAAAAACGAAACAAATTGCTGAAGGGGAAAAGGCTGCTTTGGTTGAAAATCAAGCAAATGCAGCATCTAAGCTTGTTGAAAGTAGGTATAAAGAAGAAGTTAAAAAACTTCAAAACAAAATAAATTTAGAAGCAAATCCAGATTCAAATCCCGCTGCAAGATTTATTGGTGGCAACCCGTATGAAGTTGTTAATAAAATAATGACTAATAAAGTAACTTCCGAACAAGATGTTCAAAGATTGCTTGAACAAGCCGCTCAAGACCCATCCGGAAAGGCCACAGAAGGTCTTAAAAACGCTTTTAGACGCTGGCTTAACTCTCAGTCAAGAACAACATCAAAAGAAAGCGTAGGGACTGGAATTGCAGCACATCAAGCAAATCTTGCAGACTGTCAAGTTGATCTTAAAAAGATGAATGATTTGATGGAGCAAGGTTCCGCAACAAGAAATTCTCTTGAGATGGTTTTTGGTAAAGATTCTCCAGAGCTTGAAGCTATTGATAAAGTTCGTCAGCAGCTTGATATGATTTCAAGGTCTTCTAAATTAAATGTTTCTGGAATTTTAAAAGAAGACGAAAAAAGCAAAGAGATTTCAGATACTATTTTTGGACTTATTGGTTTGTCGGCAGGTCTAAAAGGATATATGGCTTGGAAGTCAACAGACCTTGTTAGAAAAATTCAAAAACAATACGGAAATGAAGTTATTGAGCTATTCAAAAACATGATGGTTGATTCCATGAGTGATCCAGAACTTGCTCGCAAATTGCTTTTGAAAGTGAATGAAGAAAACTTCCCGGCAATTCAAAGTATGTTTGCAAGATATGGAATTAAAAATCTAAAAGCATCTGATTTTGGTATAAAAGAAAAACAACCAAAAGAAGAAACAGATACTGAAATTTCTTTTGAAGAAGAGTAATGGCAAGAATTGTCACCATTGATCGGGTTCATTCAAAACCTACTAACTCGGAAAAAACAAAAAATTCCAAGAAGATAGGTTCTGACGAAGAAATTGTTTCTGCGACATACACTGATCCAGAGACAAATAAAGTAAGTGAAGGAGAAGATCATATTGAAGCAAATCCGAATGCGCCAAAAAAACAAGAAGATCGAGAAACACCGGAATATGGGCTCAAAACATCTAAGGGACGCATCGTAAGCCGTAAAGAAGCATACAACATTGCGAAGAAGGCCAATCAACTAAAATCATTGCATCCTAAGAAAATTTTGCATACAAGCAATCTAAAAAAACCAAAAAGAAAGAAATAATATGCCAATCCGTAAATGCGCCTCACAGAATTGCTTTAACAGAAATGTAGCAGCAGAAGTTCGTTCTGGGAAACCAATTAAGCAAGCCGTAGCTATTGCATATAGTGTTAAACGCAAAGCAAAATCTAAAAAGAAAAAATAATGGATAAATCAAGTCTCAAGAATCCGTCAGAAGTGACGGCATTGTTCATCGACCACGGGCTTTTCATCTCGCAGGCATTGCGTTTGGCTCAGACATTCAAGAAGGTTTATTGCTATACGCCTTGGGAAACTGCATTCCCAAAGATGACAAGCATGATTGGTTATGGCTATGATGAGCTTGAGCTTGTTGATTCTATCTTTGGGCCACATTTTGACGAAATCGACATTTTTATATTTCCTGACATCAATTCTGGCCCGTTGCAACAATACTTGGTTGACCAAGGAAAGATTGTTTGGGGATGCAGGCTTGGAGAATGCTTGGAGCTTGATCGTGAAGGAATGAAAGACATTTTGAAGGCACTTGATTTGCCAGTCGGGAAGTTTGAACACATCAAAGGCATGGATAACCTTCGCTCTTACTTGAAAGAGAAAAAGAATGTCTATGTGAAGATCAACAAGTGGCGTGGAACCTTCGAGACATTCAAGAGCGAGAACTACAATCAAGTTGAGCCAAAGCTGGATGAGGTTGAACATAAGCTGGGGCCATTGAAGCATATTATTGAGTTCACAGTTGAAGATCAGCTTGAAGAACCGAATATGTTTGAAGGAGGAACAGATGGATTCGTTATTGATGGCGAATACCCATCTCAGCTTATGTCTGGAATTGAAGTGAAAGACTTGGCATATGTTGGAGTATTTACGAAATATGCGGAGATTCCAGAGCCTATTCGCCGCTTCAATGATCGAATGAAGAATGTCTTCAAGGCATACAACTATCGAGGATGGATGTCCACGGAGGTTCGCATTGGAAAAGATCACAACCCATACATGATCGATGCGTGTTTTTCTGAAGACACAGAAGTTCTAACAAAAAATGGATGGAAGAGGTTTCCAGAAACAACAAGCGAAGATGTTTTTGCAACAATGAACCTTGAGTCTGGCGATCTTGAATATCAGAAAGCCACAAGATATATTGAATATCAATATCAGGGTGACATGGTTCGCATTTCAAACAGAAAGAAGACCATTGATTGTTTGGTGACCCCGGATCACGACATTGTTAGAACAGACAGAAACAAGAAAACAGTTTTTAAACAAAAGGCCGATTCCCTTACAGATAAAGGATTCATTCCGCGCATTGCCAAGTATTCCGGCGGGGACGAATCTGATTTCATATTGCCAGCATATAGCTACGAGTGGGATTTTATTGGTCAATATGGACACCATATTTGCAAAAAAGAAGTTAATTTGCCTGAAATAAAAATTCCGCTCGCTGACTGGGCTTCTTTTATGGGGTGGTATCTTTCAGAAGGAAGCACATCTGGAAGTGGAGTAACACAAATCTCACAAGAAAAATTTGTTGAGCAGCTTCAAAAAGACCTTGATCCATTGCCATTTGATTTTAAATATACAGGCAAGGGATTTAGGTGCTGCAATACGCAATTAACATCTTATCTTAAAAAATATGGATTGTGTAATGAGAAGCGGGTTCCTCAATATATTAGAAATTCATCTCCTTTCGTAATTCAAAAATTCCTTTCCTCATTTTTCTTTGGAGACGGAAGCGCGGGTGACGCACAAGGAAGGGAACGATATTTTACAACTTCAGAGGTAATGGCTGGAGACTTGCAAGAAATGCTGTTTAAGGTTGGAAAGGTTGCAAATATTCACAGAAAGAAAATCTCTGGAACAAAAATGAGTGTTGGTTTGGGAAAGACATATGTTCGCAACCACGACATTTTTGTTGTTGAGGCTGTTGAAAAATCTGATTTTTGGTTTGAAACAGGAATCAGAAAGGACAAATACATTACAAATGTTCCTTATGACGGAATGGTTTACTGTGTTTCCGTTCCAAATGGAACGCTTGTTGTTAGGCGCAATGGAAAGTGCTTCATTTCTGGAAACTGCACGCGCAGCCCATCGCCGCCCAACGAGTTATGGCAAGAACTTTACAGCAACTTTGCTGACATTGTATGGTATGGGGCGAATGGCATTGTTGTTGATCCAGAGCCTACAGCAAAATATGGAGCGGAAGTTTTAATCCACAGTTCATGGGCATCTGGAAATTGGCAACCCGTGGATATTGATCCTGCAATTCGCCAATGGGTGAAGCTACGGAATGCAATGAAGATCAATGGACGTGAATACATCTCACCAATGGGCGATGGATTGCCTGAGATTGGCGCAGTAATTGGTCTGAGTGACAAGTCGATTGAAGATGCTATTGAAGTCGCAATCAAGCATTGTGATGGCGTTTCTGGCTATTATCTCGAAATGCCAACTGCTGCCACTGACAAAGCGATTGCGGCGATTGAAAAAATGGATAAGCTCGGATTGAACTATTTTACTTAGCCATGACACATGATTATTGGATTATTACTATTCTTGCTGTTTCTACTTTTATTGGAGGTGGATTTTGTATTGCAGCGGCGTTATGGTGGGATGACTTGTTTTAAGCCATTCGACAAAGAGAAATCTGATAAAAAACCAAAGAAATGAGATTTGAAGCGAAGTCGGTTGATCCGTCATTGATGAGGTATGTCACAAGCGGAGATTGGGAAATTATAGGAGATTTGGTGAGCATTACAGTCGCAGATTATGGGATGAAAGATGAAAATGCTTTTTTGGTTGCTCTCCATGAACTCGTCGAAAGTTATCTATGCTTGAAAGATGGCGTATCTGACGAATCTGTGACAAAGTTTGACATTGAAAATCCAGACCTTCCAGAGCCAGGCGATTCTCCAGATGCTCCATATCACAAACAGCATGCCGTTGCAACATTTGTTGAAAGGGTCGTCTGCGGTGCTCTCGGTATTAACTGGGACGAGCATAACAAGTGGGTTCAGAGGGCCGGAGACGAAGTTGAGCGAATGCAAGGAGAAACTCAATCTCCAATTTTGAGGGAAGGCCCTAGACTATGGGCCGAGTTGCATCTTTTCTCACTTCGCAATCGTAACTGCGAGGATCGTGCATTCGTTAAAAATTGGTTTGACAATTGGGTAAAATCAATCCCATGGAATGGTTGTCCGTGCCAACAACATTTTGAAGAGTATTGCAAGCAATTTCCACCTAACTTCAATGACCTTTGGAATTGGTCTGTTCAACTGCACAACGATGTCAACAAGAGAATAGGAAGAAAGGTTTTGAGTATTGAGGAAGCGGAAGCTTTATGGAGAAAAAGACTACTATAAAAGATTCAGCATTTGATCACAGGACATCTGGATTTGAAGAAACAGATTACGACCCATGGTTTTATGAAACTTGCAGAATGGTTTCGATTGCTTGCGATAAATTCTGGACAAAAACAGATAATCGCATTATGTTGAACGAACTTTACTATAAATCGAGAAATAATAGATATGGCTATTAAATCAAATATACTTAATAACAATCATCCCGCATTTCCCGTGCAAGCGTATCCTGGCGATGCAGCAAACCCCAAGGTTCGTCCTAATACAGGAATGAGCATGAGGGATTATTTTGCGGCGAAAGCAATGGAAGGAATCTTGTCTAATCCTGAAGAGTTTGGCGATACCGTCCCAGCAGAAGAAATTGCAGATTTTTCTTTTCAAATGGCAAACGCAATGCTTGAAAGAAGGGAGAAACTATGAAAAAACAATCGTCGGCGAGTATTAAATATGACTCTCCAACCATAACAACAAGTGCAGTAGCGAAACCGCAAAAAACAAATATTCGCGTTTCCATGATGAAGCCGAAAAAGCCAAAAATAAATATCAAACGAAAGAAATAATATGAGCGAAGAAAATAAAAACCAACTAGAGCAAATCACAGAAGATCACGCCAAAGCCATTGACCATGTGTTGAATGGCATCGACATCACTAACGTCACTCCTCACGATGTTTTTGCTGATCTAATCAACCGAGCAAAACGATTTAATTTTGAGTTGATGGTTGCCTGTTCTTTAATGGAAAAAGTTCTTATTAAAGAAAAAAGCGAATCTGTTGAACAAAATGAAAGCGAAGAACAGCCTCAGTCGTAATACATCAAAGCAAAAATTATCCGGCAGGATTGCAGCGGCCAGAAAGCACGTTGGAAATAAAGCTCCTAGCCATGCCTCTGGTGAAACCGGATCGGTTAATTCCGGCTTGAGGAAAGCATTTTTATTGAAACGACACGAACTGACTACTCGCAAATGAAAATGAAGGATAGTGATTGGAGTCGTAATGGCAAGGGCGACAAGCCTCGAACCAAAACATGGGAGAAGGCTTGGCAAGAAAACTACGACGAGATTGATTGGTCATCGCATCGTAAAAAGAAAAAGAACTTTGATCGAAATAAACGAAAAAACAAAGTTTAGTGAAACTTCCCGTCACGCCTCTGGATTGCCATGCGCCTCTTGACATTCTGAATTAACAGATGAGTCCCAAGGACGCTTGGGCGTAGGGACATAATTTCGGTGGAGCATTGAGGGCGGATCGTCACTAAGACGTCAGCGCGGGGAGGTGAATAACCTGACTTGGCTGAAATAAACCAAGGAATAACATCGCGCAGCCGAGCGACCTGAACTCCACCGAACCTTTTTTTAATCAACAAACTCCTTTATTTCAATTTCCGTGCGTTCTTCTTTTTTGTTTTTGACTTTGATTTGATCAAGGATGATTTTTGTTGATTCGGGGTCATCGTTAGGTATGATTCCAGCATATCGAAGTTGATCAATTGTGAGTTTCGCCCCGGAAAGGTTATCCTCATCAAGTAGTCGCGTTGCATACCTTGTAATGCGCAGACTAATGCGTTTCTTGCTTCCTTCTTGTGTTTTATCAGTATTCGGAAATGTTTTCCGAGTAACCGGTTTAGGCTTGGAGTCAGATACCCGTGGAGAGTTAGTTTCAGTTCTTGAGTAGTTTCCATCAGAATCTAATTTGTATCCCATCTGCTGGAGAATGGAATGAGTGAAGTTCATTGTTTGAACCAATCTTTGAAATGTCCGAAATCACGGACTTCAGTTATTTCTTTGTCTTTTTCACAAACATCACACCTTCCGTAATGCCATGTTGATATTTGTTTTTGATATGATCCATGCTTGAGTCCGCATTCAATGCAACACCACGATGGATAGTCTTTTATTTTTCTTTTTGAGGTTGGCATACTTTACCTTCAGAAGTCCACTTGTTGCTTGATAGTTCATCAAATTGCTTGCTCCATTCTTCACGGGTTATTTTTCCATTAACATAGAGGTCATCAATTCGCTCCTGCATTTCCATTCTTGTAGGATTATCACTCATTTCCCGCCATCCTTCAGTATTTTTGATAACCATTTGATTACATCTTTTCGTATAAGCGAATCATCTGTTGGATTATACACGAATTCTTTTCCTTCAATTTTGCATCCCCCAAAGTGTCGTGCTACAGATAATTGCGTGTTGCTCACATTTGCGTATGCAATGCTTTCGTTTTCTGGGAATTTTTCCTTGAGTATGTCTTTGTTCTGCTCAAGTGTGTTCAATGTGATATTCATATCCATGTTCCTTTCTCAAGATGCTGAACCTCTACACGGAAACTCCATAAATGATTCCAAACATCTTGTTGTTGTATCCATTGAAAGAATTTGCTCATAGCTTCAGGACTATTGCTTGCTTCCGTGAACAGCTCGCCTTTGAATAAATTTTTAGGAGATTCGTATGTTATTTTGTATGTATTCATATATTTATTATTAGTTGTTAAAAAATTTATTTATTAGTTGTGAGAGATTCCGCTTTTATGCGGTTACGGAACCGGAGATCTATTTAACCAGATAATCCACCATTTAGGACACCCGCCGCAATCCCGCGTTATTGCTCTCAAATTGAATTAAAATGGAATAGGATCATTGTCCTCGTCAACGGTCTTGCCTTTGTAGGTTGAAGGAATTTTACCTTCTGCCTTTAGTTGCTCAAGAACCATGTTGCGCTTCTTGTCGAACTCCTCGCGGTTCTTCTCACGTTTTGTCGTGAATGAATTGAGCCATCGAGCTTTGACTTGCTTTTTTCCGTTCCATTGCGACTCGTCGCATTGAAGTCGAACTTTTCGACCAATGAACGCATCAAACCCCGCTTCATTGTCCCAATTGCCGTCCCATCCGAAAACTTCTTTAAGAGTCTCTTCGGTGCGCTCACGACTCTTCTCTGTTAGGTAACCATACCAAACAGATTCATGGCCGTGTTGCGGGCTTTCTGGCATATCCACTATGCAGGGTATGCGAATGAATGGAGCCTTGCCTTCTGGCTTATCGAGCCATCCGTTTCCTGGCTCCTTGACGGTGCAGACATATTTTCCGGGTTGATCGATGTATTTTTTATCCATGTGTATTTATTTTTTGTGTTGTTGTTTTCTACTACGCGAGGAATCAAAACTCAAAATCATCATCCTCGCAAATCTTTTTTTCAACAAAATTCTGTTGATAGATTTCAATTCCTTTTTGGTATGCCCTCTCAGCATCGTGGAACCTATCTTTCTGGCCTGATGCCCATATTTGATTGGCAAATCCAAAGCAATTCATTGCTTCAATATACGCCTCGTCATTTTTGCTCATTTCGTTTCTTGCAATTCTTTTTTCATCTTTTCAAGGCATTTTATTGCCATGTCGATTCCAACCTCTGTCCCTCTTCTTGCCCCTTCAATCCATATTGGTTTTTCGTCACGCCGAAGCAACTCAATCAATCTGTTGTTCTCTTCTCGCAATGCGTTGATTTCCTCCCTCGCCTCGTCGCGCTCGCGTTCAGTTTGCACGCCTTTCTCAATAATGGAATTCCTCGTGGCTTTTTCGGCTGCGAGTAATGCGGCCAGATCGTCCAGCTCGCGTCTTGCCGTTTCAAGGTATTGTTCTTGAACCTTGTAAAGCTCGCGACGAAACTCCAAATCATTTATCGCATTGTCGCGCTCGCGTTCCTTCTCTTGGCAATACGCCTTCATTTTCTCCGCAATGCGATACCAACTGATATCGGCGCAACATAATTTTTCCCATTCCGCATCCGTCTCTGGTGTGTCACTCATTTCCCGCCCTCCTTCAGCGATGTATCATCGGCGCACTCCCAGCATTTTTGCTCAGGTGTGCAAACGTAACATTTCGCGCCCTGCTTGAGTTGGTCGAGTTCGGCGCGTAGCCTTAATCCTTCTGCCTTAATTGCGCGGACTGCACTTGCATCTGGCAGGCAAACTCCATTCACCGCTCTCCAAATCGCCCTCTCCGCGATGTCGCGGAGTCTGGCGTTTTTCTCACGCGCCTCGTCACGCTCCTTGGAAGCAACTGTGTGCATATCGCACCAATGATCCGAAAGGCGTTCGAGTTCTTGGCATCGCTGCCGTAAAGGGGTTTTTTTCAAAAGTTTTGCCTCTGCGCTCGCCTCGTCTCGCTCGCGTTCAATCCTCTTCATTACTTTCATTGCAAGGTCAAGCCTGTCTTGCATATCATCTAAATTAACAAGAACTTGAGCAAGGTTCCGACGAAGATCAACGGCAGCGTTGATTTCATCTGTTCCGTATTCTTCTATTTCTTTCAAGTGCTGCCTCGCCTCGTCGCGTTCACGCTCCAATTTGCGAGCTAAAGCTGCGTGTTCTTTAACCCATCGCATCGCTCGAATGTCGTTCCATTGGGGGCATCCTTCGCTTGATTGCTTCTGCTCAAGCGCATCCGTCTCTGGTGTATTTGATGGCGATGAGAAAGACTCTGCTGCAGGATTCTCGTCACCTTTAATAATTTCGATTTTCATTTATTTATTTCTTTTTTGTTTGTTGTTTTTCTCCTTGTTCAAATCGAGAAATTTCACCTCGCATGACAACGGGGAATGATACTCCCCTTTGCCCTCGCCGATTTTTCTCGATATTGATAAATGATCCGCTTTTGTCATGGATGATATTCAGCACATGGTCGGCGTGATGGCCGATTGCACGTGACTCTCTTAGCTTTCCATCATCATTGAGTTGACTTGCTGTGATAACTAAAGATTGAGTTTTGTTGGCTGTCAACTTTAATCTGCGAGTCAATTCAGAAATCGCCTGCTCTCGGTTGTCTGCGTTCGGGAGTGTTACAATCTGCAAGTAGTCAACCACAATGACATCTGCTTTTCCATTGCAAGATAGGCGTTGAGCCTCAGCATCAATTATGCCAACTTCTGATAAATCATCACGCAATGTCAGCTTTAGTTTTGCGAGCACTTTCAATGCTTCAGCAACTTCCTTGTGAGATGCCACGAATGATGTCCCATCTCCAAAGTCTCCAGCATTCACAATTCGCTTCCCAATTAGATTTGCTGCCATGCGTCTCAAGATTGACTTACTTGGCATTTCAAGACTGAATATGGCAACTGCCTTATCGTTCAGCAATGCTTCAAGAGCAATTTGATAAAGCAAGATTGACTTGCCGCCTGATGTTTGCGCTCCCACAACAACCATCTCGCCTCTCTGGAATCCACCGCCAAAGTTCTGATCCAAGTCAAACATCCCTGTTGAAAATGTGTCCAACTTCGTCTTGTTTTCAAGATCATCCACAATCTCCAGAATGTGCTGCTTGATTGTCTTGACTTGAGTATCAGCAATAACGCATGAGCAAATCTTTTCTCCGATTTCCGATAGGTCTGCTCTCATGTTGCGGATGTCTCTATCTGATTCAGAGATTACCTTGATGGCGTCGCGATACGCTTTCGCCTTGATCAACTGCTGGCGATAGTCATCTGCAATCTGGATCGCTACTGGGCCGGGAGTCATAAAAATTGTCTGGCACATTTCAAGGAATCCATCCTTGCCTCCGACATCTTCAAGTTTGCCTTTAGACTCAAGTTCTGAAATGACAGAAATTCCAGTTATGATACCTGTTCGTCTATACACGCCTTCAATTGCCTCAAAAACGCTTCTGGTGTCATTCTGGAAGAAATACGATGGTTCCCAGTGAAGCTGTGAATAGATATCAGGATCAGAGATGATGAG